CCATACATAGGTAAATCATTTAGTGCTGATATGATTCTGCGAAAACCTCTTGCTCTTTTTTCTAGCTGTGTTATTTGTGACTCTTTAGTCATGAGTAATCCCTCTCTAATATCATTTCAAGATAGTGAATAGCTTTTTCAATATCTTTTTGTTTGCCTTTTGATTTATGTCTACAGATATATTTAATAGCATTACCTTCTGCAAATAATAAATTATTTTCATTTATAAATTCAGCAGGTTGTATTTTCATTTTTGAGTAATGATTACCATCTACTTGTCTATTTAATGTATCATAGGTAGTTCCTTTAAACATATCTTTATGTGTCATTATAATGGTCCTTTCTCCATCATTTCTTTTCTTCTTAAATCTTTTTCACTTGGTTGCAACATATCATTTAAATCATCTATTGTCAACTCTGGGTTGCGTTTTAACTTCTTAACTACCCATTTATAAGACCAAGGTTGTAGTCTTAATGTTTCTCCACTAAAGTAATGAGTCTGATTAGGAAGTAATGTTAATATATTTTTTACATTAACTTTCTTTTGTTCCTCTTCATTTAACAAAGTCTTTAACCATTCAACAAGAATAGCTTTAGCTTTGTTTCTTATTTTACTCATCCCTTTTGTATTCATTTCTTTCTCTCCAATAATCTAAAAAGTTTTCATCTTCAAAATATTTAGCAATCATATCAGATGGTACTTGTTCTGATACTATACATTCATATACAACTTCATAATCTTTTTCTTTTATTTTCATTTTTTTTCTTCCTTCTTTTGTTGAAATACTTCATACCAAGTATCACACTCATCACAATTATACATACTTACAATATTGTGTTTTGATTCTGGATAAGTATCTTCAGTATCAAAATCATTAT